GTTTTGGTAAACGACATCAGGCTTAAAGTCGAATTCAGTCTTGTGGGGACGTTCGTTTTTGCTCATGAATACCTCGTAAAGGGTGGCCCTGCTATGCAAAAATCATACCACATAGGTAAAAAAAGAGCAAGCCCCCCGCGCCCGAAGGCGCGAGGAGCATATCCTATTGAATAGGACTAGGCGGACTCGAGACCGTCTGCCAAGTTGGCACGGTTCTCAGGTACGTCAATGTACTCAACTACGATTTCAGCGAGCTGAGCTTCAGCAGGGTCAACCGTAGTTTCGTAGACAAGCTCATCTCCGGCGAGAAGCTCGATACCAGGAGCGCGCTGATCTAGGTCTAGATACAGGTAGCGGCCTTGAAGGGCTTCTGCAGGCTTAATGAGAGTGTCGATTAGGGTTTCAGATGCAACGTCGCCAGCAGTCGTGCGACGCTTTACTTCGACCTCGGAGGCAACTGCGGACGCGTTCCGAAGAACGAGACCTACAGCTACGACCCGGCAATCGCGAGCAAAGGTGATTTCAGCCTTTACTCCGGCGCCTTGTAGGTCGACTTTTGCTTGTTTAGTTAGTACTGGAAAATCTGGCATATCAGACTCCTTATGGTGCAGGCAGCGAGGTTACGTGGAGGCCACGAACCAAGTCAGCGTTAGCAGAATCACTGTAAATACCCGCGCCGTAATCTCCGTACCAAGCAATGTACTTGAAACGTCCGAAATCGGTCGCCTTGTCTTCCGAGAAATCGAATCGTAGGCCGATTTGCTCCAAGAAGCCAAAGAGAACTGCTTGGTGCCCCATTACGAATCCTTCGGATACGTTGCCGGGAGTCCCCAAGTTGTTAGCGAGTACGCGGTCGTCGTTATGCTTCATGATCATAACTTCACCGATCTTACCTACTGCAAAGTCAGCAATAGACTCGAGTGCGGTACCGCGATGCAGTTCGAACCAATCAGGATCACGCTTAAGCGCAAGGCAGGCTGGTCCACGGAAAAGGCCCATGTAGCAGCCGGTCCGAGGATCGACAGGTACACGGTAGGTGTCGCTCAAAAGCGTTCCGATGTTCTGCAGGTGGTAAACGTTGATGTTATTAGCTGCAACTGCGCCAGGCGTACCATTTGTAGTGACGTTCTGATTGGCTGCGCCGGTAGGAACGTACTTAATAGGCATGGTTTTAAGGGCAGTTGAAATAACCTCTTCCATTTCCCGGCTCATCATTTCTGCAATAGCAGTTTGGTGAGCTTCAAGAACATCGAAAGGGGAACGGCGCTGGGTACGTCCGGTAACGGAAATAGCCCGTCCGCGCTCATCCATCTCGATGGTCTTAGCGGTGATGTTGAGTTTACTCAACGGAATTGGTTGATCTTCGTCAAGCGAAGTAGTCGCTGGGAAATCCAAGTTCTCGTATGCAGGGATCGTAAGGCTCTGACCCGATGCGATCTGACGCTTGTCAGCCATCTGGAAAAGAACCGAAGCAAAAGCTGCAGCACGAAATACTGGGATAACCTCATGTTCGCGATAGGCGCCGACATTAGGAGCGTCGGAACCCCAAAATTGAGGAGTAGACATAGATAAGTCTCCAGTTATTTAATTAATGATTTAGATGGATGGTAGTCGAAGACTACCCTTTGGTTACGCCTAGTTCATCCTTAAGGAATGAATCCCAGGCACTGCCCGCCTCTTTAACGGGCTCTTTAGACTCAGTTTTAGGGGCAGAGCTAGTGTTAGAGCCGCCAAGAGTGGCAGGAACGGGAGGTTGAGGTTCGCGAAGACGAGGTTTAAGCACGCGATCGATGAGACCCAGAGGATCTTCTTGTTCCCCTAATTTTTCACCGTACTGACTGAAGATATAGTTTTTAGCCATCTCTTCGTCCATTTGCTGAAAAACTTCGGGGCGACTGCGCACATAATCAGACCAGAGTCGTTCTTTTTCACGCTCAACGTTGAGATCAGCTCGAATTTGTCGATTGTATTCGAACATTAAACGATCTGCTTGAGCATGATCACCTTCTTCACGCAATGCTTCGACCTTTTTCTGAATCTCAGACTCATCTTGTGAGGAGCTAGTGAGATTATATCGGCGGAGCGGGTTACGGCGCTCTTCATCTAGTTGCTGGGCAGCTCGGCCTTGAGCAAACGATAAAGCGTCCATAAAAGCATGAAGCTCGGCTTCGGTATTGAAAGTTCGGCCCTTATAGGTAACTTGGGAAAATTCCTGTGAGGGTTCTTTCTCTACAGACTCTTCGGTTTTGTTATCTTCCACGTATTCTCCGGTTCGCCCAGCCGTCACTGGAGCCGTCAAATTCCTCACAAGAGCTCGTTACCATCGGCACGGTAACTCTTTCGACTAGGGGCCCTTGATCCCTGCAAGAATCATACCAAAAGTATTGGTAAATGTCAACCTTAGCGTTTTAAGCGCTGTGCGAGGTCAAAAATAGCCCCGAAAGCGGCCGAGATTTCTTCTGAGGTGTATTGCCGCATAGAATCGGGGCGTTGCATCATCCAGTTAGATTGGTTGGCCACTCGCAGGACTAATTCCTCAATTCGAGCTCTGAGCACATCTTGAAGATCGGGGGGTAGTCCTGCTAATTGATCTTTAAACACTGCCTGCTCCATTACCAGGCTCAGTTTCAGACTCGGAAGGCCCGTTGGCAGGTTGGACGGTACCTGGGGCTTGTTGCTGACCTTGACCTTGGATTTCAGCTTGGGCCAGAGCTTGCTCTCGAACGAGCTGACGGGCTTGGGCAAATTCAGCGGCCTTAGGATCTCTAAGCTCCTCTACATCGATATTGTTGGAGCGTAGGAACTTCTCAAACAGAACTGCGGGAGGTAGGCCGGAGCGTTCAAACGAATCGAGGACTAGGGGGTTAGAGGCAGCTGCGGTAAACACCTGGATAAGAGCCTGGCCTTGACGGGCGTTAGCTGCGATGGTGCGGATACCTTTGCCTCGGAAACGAAAAGAATGGCCGTAACGCTTCTTGATTTCAGCAGAAGATAAGCCTTTAAATGTGTCGATGCGTTGCTCATTTCCATAGAATATGTACGAAAGATCCTCTTCTGTAAGCATTTTCGAGTGCTGTAGCATCATATTGAAGATCTTCTTAGCGTAGCGCTCCATGTAGACGTCCTCTACGTCTTGGACGATACTCTCGAATAGGCCTTGAATGGTTTGATTTGAGGCAACTAACTCGGTAGCTCGAACCTGCTTAGTTGGTAGGTTACCGGAGATGGCAACCTCATTGAGGCGCATATTTTCAGCTCCAGCGGATCGAACAATCTGCAGAATGGGGAGAAGGCCGTTAGGAACCTTACCGGTGTTAGCGGTTTCGAGAACCGAGGTACCTGGGGGTAGGTTAGAGTTCTGCAGTAGGGTGGAGCCCTCTCTAACACCGTCGGAGACCTGCTCTGGTTCTGCAAGGCCGGCTACATGGAGGATATTGACGTTGTAGGCTTCTTTTTTGGCAGCATCGATACCAGCGTTGACTAGCTCATCTTCGGCACGGTTCATATCGACGCCCGGGGCTAACAAGGATCTACCGTAGGTATTGATGTTGGAGCGGAGGAGCTGCATATGAATAATGTCAGAGCAGCCGTCCCAACAAGGGAAAGGGCGCGGATCGCCAATGATAGTGTGTTCGTTGGCTATGGTGATAACCACGTTTTCAAGCTTCATGGCGGGCTTACCCGGAGCTTTCCACTCCATAATCTCACCTTCGGAGGTTAGGACGGTACCCCAGAACTCGTGTAGAACGTGCTGCCGGCGACGCTGGTTCTGGATCCGGGTTCGGTCGTTACCTTTGTCTTCATCTTCGTTGGTTTGCTCGATCCGAGGCTTGCTGGCTTCCAGATTTTTAACAGCTTCCATACGGAAGGGTTTGTCTGTGGTTGGATCGTCAGCTGCCATCTTGAGGAGCTCATAATGGTCGATATTGACCTCGTGGAACTCATAGAGGCCGGTCTGGTTGGCATCAGGGTAATAGTTTCGAATATTTAAGGGAACGTGTTCAATGTGGAGTTCGGGTTTGGCTTTACCCGGCTTTTTAACGAGGATGGGCTTGAGCTTGGTGGCTAGAATGTTCTCTACGGTGGCGGTACCGATATTGTCGGTGAGTTTGGCCTTGGGGTCGGTGCGACGGATGCCTCGAAGGACCATGCGCTGAGCTACATCAGGTGGAAAGAGGTTATCCTCGTCGATGAACCCAGGCTCAGCTTCAACGGTGAGCCATTTGTCGAAGTTAACGAGCCCAGCTTTGATTTGGGCCTTGATTTGTTCTTGTGCGAGGCCAACTCGGTTAATGTGGACTTTGGATTGGTAGTTTTCTTTGTGGCTCCAATCTATGCGTCCGTGAATCATATCCCAGGAACGCTGGGCTTTATCTTGCCACTCCTTGGCGTTAGCGCGGGACTCCATCAGGTATTCTTGGAGGCACTCCAGTATTTCCAGGCGTTGGGCTTCTAGGTCGGTAGGCTCTTTAGTTGCCTTGGCATTAACCTTATCGGCTGGGCTTTTTTCATCGAGAGGCATTTAGTTCTCCGTTTGTAAGGCAGCGAAATGCTTGCCAAGTTTCTTCCAAGATACGATTATGAGACGTAGAGTGGCGCCGCAGCGACACGTGTAGGTTTTTGATTTGCAATAGGATCCGTTTCCCACAGAGGAGTTGCAGCGCGGGCAATTAAGCTTATCGGTTTTTACTTCGGTCCCGTTTAGCCGTTCCACTTTCGGCAAAGGAACACTGGTACTTAGGTGGTTCACAATTAATCCTAACAGCAGGTTTCCGGTGACATGCTCTACACACACCGCCGAACCGCTCGATGCCCTTTAGGGGGCCAGTTCCACATTTTCTACAGATATTAGTTCCGTTCATATCATTCCTGATAGGATGAGGTATAAAATCACAATTTATAGATCATAAATGATCGGTTTATAAATCGTATTTGTTGCCTTTGAGCTTGCTCAGATCGAACTCAAGGCGGGCAGCGTCGTGGCCCGGGTCTAGGCGGGTGCAGACGTACTGCAGGGCGTCGATAATATGCGAGTATTCGTTTTTTTCAGGTCTGTTGGTTTTCTGGTTCTTGGTCTCTTTTTCGGGGTAGTGATAACCACCCTTCATGCCCTGGATAAGCATATGGCAACCTGGATTGATTTGCAGTTGGGGTTTACCATCTTGGAGTGTAATTACACGTGTCATTACAGCATCGATTCGACGAGTTACATCTTGGATGCCCGGAACAAGGTTGAGGCCCAGGTCTCGCATGACATCCCCGCAGGCCTTGCCGTCGGAGGTTTTGCCTTCCCACATACCTGATGGATCGATTATTTCAGTGAATACGAAGTCTTCGCCGTAGCGTTCGTGGCAAATTTCGTTGATTTCGCGGGCTATTCTTCGGGTATTATAGCCCATATTAGGAAATTCGTCAATGACCATCACTTTACCGCGCAGATACTGCACAACTACGCAGGAATGGTTGCCTCCGAAATCCCAGCCTCGGAGAAGGAAAGGGTAACGGGGATCAGGCTCAACCCGCTTTTGCAAAACGTGGGCGTCTGGGGAGAACTCCTTACCGTAGACGGGCTCTCCGGCATAAGTCTCCCAGCTGAGCTCCATTTCAGTGTCCCAGGCTTTTTGAGTCATACCGAAACTAGCCTTCTTTTTCCACTCTTTGGAGCGCTTCTTGGGATCTGCGGTGTAGTGGAGCTTTACGGCGGCAAATTCGTTGTTAGGGTTCTTTTTCCAACTGAAGCCCGGAATGTCAATGTCTTTACGCTTTTTGGGCACGTTTCCTACTTTCAAGCTGCTCCAGCTCTTGTTTTACCTTGGTTACCTTGGCTTTAACTTTAGACCATTCTTCATTCCAGCGGGTGATGTCTCTCTTGTCGTGAAGAGCTGCTTCCATGCGGTTCCCCATTGATTGAGCCTCCTCGATCAGGGCGAGAACAGGGGCGAAGTTGCGGGTCTCATAGCATTTCCGCATTTCTTCGAGTACATCACAGAGAGTTCGATTAGGATACACTAGCTGGCTCCCGGTTGTAAGGTTTTTAAGCACGATCTTCCATTATTTGGCGGAAATAGGGGTCCTCTGTGCCGAAAAGGGGCTTGGGTGTTGAAACGATCGAGATCTTGGCACCGCCCTGGAACGAGGGTTTGAGGGTTTGGTAAACCATCGCATCGTCGTCCTGGAAGGCAAATTCGTCAAGGAGAACTGCCGAAGGCGTGCGGCCCCGCATCTTATCCTTCCCCGAGGAGACAGCAAAGAATGTGGTGTTAAGGTCGGGAAATTCGAGAATGCCTTCGCGGGTTTTCTTTTTAGGGAGTAGCTCGTGGGGCCACATTTCAGTGGGGATGTGGTCATATATGTATTCCATATCCTCTAGAAGTTTAAGCGCATCTTCAAAGGTCTGGCGTCGGAAGTAAATCTCTCGATCGGGGCCCGTGAGGCCGAACCAGAGGTGCATAGCCAGCATAATCCAGGTGATTTGCATCTGACGGGACTTCTCGATGATGAAATGAGGGTTCGAGTGCCAAATGTCCGCGATTTGCTGGTGGTAATCGAGATGGAAAGGAAAAGGCTTACAGGGACTGTTGAGATCGTTCCCATCCTTGGTATAGGTACAGTACTTAAGAAAGTACTTAGGGTGCGCGTGGAGTGCGATCATGCGTTTTGCAACTTTTGGGTCCATTATTGCACCGAGAATACTTCTTCTTCATCCTCATCGGTCAAATCGAACTTAACGGAGCTGAGCTGGTGAACCATGGCTTTGATGGCGTCCCCTTTGTGTTCAATTGGTTGGGAGGATTTACCGTATTTACGCTCCATTGCCCACTTAGTTACCTCGAATTTGAGGCGCTTACAGGCATCTGAGGGGTCTTTGTCGCGCATAACAGACTCGGCGAAGTTAAGGCCTGAGTTGACTATGGCATCGAGTTTTTGGAGCGGGTCATAGCCTTCGGCGCCTCGTTTGAAGTTAAACTCGTCCATAAAGAGCTTAACGTGGGGTTTTTTAAGGATTTGACCGACCCGTGTACCGGTGATGGAGCAAGCTTTGCCGATCTTAGGCTGGGACCAGCCGAGGCAAGAAGCGATGCCGATGAGGCGTTCTCGGGCGGTTAGGCGGAAGTGGTCGGCGCCTTCTGGGAAGTGGGTTTTAGCGTAGGACTGAAGGTACTCCCAGTCCGTCTGGAGCTCTTTTTCTTTAACATCGAGCCCAGGCTCGTATGCAGCGGCTAACTCGCCAGCTTCGGCCGCTCTGAGCTTCTCATTGCGCTCTATGGCAGCCTCCCGGGCATTCTGTTCGGCGATTTTACGCTGTTTGGCTACGTGATCGGCGTACTCTTCAGCAGATTTGAAGCCAGCAGGAACATTATCCGGCTTTTCAGCTGGTTTAGGGGCTTTTTTGCGCTTTGTCGGCGCCTTTTTGCTTGTTGGCATGCAAAAAGCATACCATATTACTTAAAAATAATCAATCTAAGTCGAGTTTCTTATGGTGACGCCATTTATAACCACAATCTCCGCAGGCAAAGCGCTGGTAGATACCGCTATTCAGCGGTACGCGGCCCCATTTCTTACGATTTTCAGAGCCACAGCGAGGACAACCATTTCGGTGGCCGTTAAGCATCAACGAGCGGTTAGCCTTAGGCTTGCAGTAGGGGGCAATCTCTTTCCAAACACTCTCTGTGAGCCGAACATCCTGCTTACAGTATTTAATCATCTTTTTAAGGGCCTTAGCATCATAGCGGTCGATGATATCAACCCAATCTTCAAACTCCATACGGTCTTTGCTACCTTGTTTGAGCATACGGCCTAGGTAGGCCAAGCTGGAGGAGGTAACATAAAACTTACTGCGCACCATCTTGCGAGTATCTTCCGCGGTAGGCCAGGCGATAGGGGGTTGGCGATGGAGTAAGCGTTGAGTATTAACCTGTTTAATGTCGAAATGGTCGGAGTTCTGGCCGATTACGATATCGGCTTTCTCAACTTCTTTGGCAAACTTAGAGATCATCTTGGAGGAGTCTTGTTTACGGAGGCCCCAATCCAGGGCATGGACCTCCCGTTGACCGAGCCATTTCCAGCAGATGCAGATGATGTCGAATTGCTCGCCTTCGCAGATCATCTTATGGTTAACGTATTGTTGGCCGGTGCGCCAAATCCAGGCTTTGACGGGAGTGGTTTCGATGTCGAAAAAAAGGATTTTAGGTTCCATGTTATCTCCTAGAATGAAAAATCTTCTGCCCGCTCATAGGCTAGCTGGTCTTGAGATTTCTGCGAGGCACGCTTTTTAGCCACCCGAACGAGAAGTTTGTTGTAGCGAGCATGTTTTTCGTATTTAGCCGAACAGTACGAACATATTTTTTCGTCTTTAGGCGAGTTTGCCAAGACCAGTTCCATGCATTTTGGGGCTTTGCAGCGTACTAAGCAGCTCATCCTACCGGAACCCATTTATTTGTTTTTCCATCCCACATCATACCGCGATCGGCACCGAAGTCAAGGGGGATTTGCTCACCAGGTTTAACTGATTGAGCGTAGCGTTTAGCTTTCCATTGTTTCTGGTCTTCCACCCATTCTCGAGTCGGCTGCGCCTCCTCTTCAAATGGGGAATTTTCAGGTTTAGGGTCTGCTTCACACTTCGGACAGTAGAATTCGGTGTGAAAAAGTGGAATCATTTCTTTTCGACACTTTGGGCACGTAGGCTTATCGGCCATAGTTGGTACCTCCATACCACGCCTAAGAAGGCTAGATTGATTACATAATTAACTAAAATAGGGAGAACATCTTTATTCAAAGCATAGATAATACTGAACAGCTCGCCTATAGTCCATAGGAGAAGGAATCCCCAGTTCTCATTAGCTCGTTTCTTCTTCCAAGCTGAGTACGCTAGAGGCGCCCCACAGAGCATGAAAGCCATTGAGCCTATCCATCCGACTAACTCCATCTATTTCTTCTTACCTCCGTGTCGGTAGGGGCGGCCTTGGTTATAGGCTAGCTTTTCGGCTACGACATCTTCGATGTCCCAGCCCTTAGACTGAGTAAAATCTAATAATCGAATTAGGGCGTCTGCACACTCTACTGCAGCACCACAAGGCTTATCTCCTTCGTAGTATCGAGGCTCTTTACCATCCCGTATGGCCTCAACAGCCTCAGAGAGCTCTGTAACCACGAGCATTAAAACCTCGAGATCTTCTCGAGGCTCGTCCCACCAGCCCTTTTCTTTGGCGATGGCATGGCATCGTATTGCTAAATCACTCAGTTTCACTTAAAGTCTCCAAAGCTTTGCTTAAAGCGGCGGCGTCTGTAGCTGGTATGGATATAGATGCGTTACCGTAGGTTATTTTAAGGAAAAGCTCACCGCCTACTGGACCCAACCAAAAAATAAAAATATCACTAGGATTATCTCGATTTGTGACGTTAATTTTAGCATCAGCTTGTAATTGAGCTTTTTTCCTTTCTGCTTCAGCACTTGCAGCATTTACTTCAGCTAATCGTTTCTTGAAGTCACTTAGTTTCATTTTCTCTCCTCTGCTTCTCAGCGATCATTGCTTCTGCTATATTATAGGCATACCCGGCCAAGCATTCGTTAGTCGCCTTATCGGTTGCTCGCATTACGTTCTGGACAGCCTTGTACTGCGACTCATTAGAAAAAATCCCCACCATCGCCTTAGAGGCGAAGTAGTCGAGCAGAGTCATGCCAGAGTAATGACGAAATTCCTCTCTAAACTCTTTTACTTCGCCTCTAACTATATGGGTAGGTATCTGTTCAAGCTTTTTCTCCGGGAAGGCTGGGCCGCCAGTTTTGTTTTTACTCATTTTTTTCTCCAACCGTGGATAGCTGTTATTTTTGATTCGTACACTACAATGCCTTTATAGCCGTTTTGGTTGAGGCTTTGGGCCTCAGTTATAGCAGCCGCTAAGGTATAAAACTCCGTCGAGCATAATCCGGTTGAACAACCATGACCACTATGGTCTTCGTAGTATACCAGATAAATAGTTTCACCTAGCATTGCTGCCTCCTGTACGTTGTCATTTGCCGCTCCTCAATAAGAGCATACCAATCAAATCCCGCTCTTCCGGGGTTAGATCTTCTCCTGCGACGCCCGTTTTACCGTTGATCTTAACGAGGATTTCACTGGTGGCCGAGCAATTATTGCAAGCATATACGTTGAAAACCATGTTGCCTTTAGTTTTTAGGTGCGGCCCGCACATGATGCCGGTGTCGCAAAAAGCGCAGTTATGCTTTTTTATCTTCATCTTTCGGCTCCTCTATGGCCCAGAAATACTCACATTTACCCTCTTTAATAGGAGGGTTAGCGAAATAAGACTGACGAAACTCGTGAGGTTTGGCTTTATGGCGGTAGCACTGCCCCGCAAGGGGGCAGTTTTTACCGGTACACATGGTGATATCGGGCATTATTGAAGCTCGAGAATAGTCAGTAGGATAGCGTCGTTATCGAGGCGCTGACCGAAAAACAGTAGATTCTTTAAGGCACAGGTGGTGCTAGAGCCTGAGTTGCCTACACCGAAAGGGTTGCGGCCGCCTGATGAAGTAGCTACGTTGTCGCAGACCTCTTGGGTTTCATCATCGCACGTTTTCTCTAAGTAAACGTCAAAGATCTGGCCCTGTTGCAGGTTTTGAACAAAGATTCCCGGCAGTACCTCAGAGCAGTCTTTAGGAGCTACCTCGGTTTGCGTAGTGAATACCCCAGCGGGCCCAGGCTCTCCTTGCAGTCCGGGCTCTCCTTGGATTCCCTGTTCGCCCTGCGGGCCGGTTGCCCCGTCTTGGCCATCAATGGCTTCTGGTACGACTAAGGTGCCGCCTTCACAGATGAGTGTGCGCCCGTCGGGTTGTACCTTGCATTCATCTGAATTTTGGCCGCAAGCTGTTGTGACCAAGGTCAAGATCGAGACAATGGCGATGATAACGAGTAGGTCTGATGTGTTCTGGTTCATGGTTACCTCCTAAAAATGGTTTAGTTTCGATATTGGTGCCATGTTTTGATGGTACCAGAGCCGCAGGCGCTGTCAAGAAATAAGATCGTGCCAACTATTGAGGATTAAAAGGGATATACGGTGCCATACGCTACCATATGTTGGGCCGGGGTGTGGGGTGTTTAGAGCGGAAAGTAAATAGAAAGGGCCAGAGCCCTTCTAGGGCGCTAATAATATCAATAACTTACATAAATGCAAAATATGGTTTTAGTCGGAGAAACACGTGTATCTACATGTACCTAGAGCACAGTACGGTGACGGCACCCAGGAGGGGGAGGGGGTCTATTTTGGCATCAAAATTGCACGCTGGCACACTATTTGCGATTGCAATCCCCGGGCCAATCTGAATAAACGCTAATTATCAAGCAGGCCTGGGCTCGGGGCGAGCCAATATGCATACCTTATCGGGCCAATGTAGCATAATGTCTACAATAAGAAACAAAAAGCCCGTTAATGCTTAAAATATCAAACGTTAGCGCAGCTAACTGGCATGGTTTATGCAGGCAGGCATGAAAATCGCCTCAATTTACAGGGGTAGCCAAACATCATTAGCCTCTAATCATTGAGCTGATCCTGCACCGACTCAATCGTAGCATTGAGATTAGCAAAGAACTCCTCTAGCGTCTCAATCTCGCCATCAACAAAAGTGATGCGCTCAGGCCCGTTCCGCACCTCTAGATAGGCAGCATCAGCCGTCACCTCTACCACTATATCCAGACCTGGGGCAATTTGCCTCTTAATTAATACTGGCTCTTTCATCATAGTCTCCTACCAGATTAGTATGATCTCGCTACATAAATGGCTCGGCATAAGTGGCTGCGCCACAACAGGGTTTTGCGCTCCACCAATACAATCCTATTAAATGTCATAGTGCAGCTCCAATTGCTCCTCAAAGGCAGGGCTCTGATCCACCACGGCCCAAGATCAACTTGAATAAATTTATTCTGCAGCATTATTGGCCCCCTAACCGGTCAAACACTATAATCAACACTAAGGCACTAATTAACCATTCTATAATGCTCATTCGGCCTCCAAGTCTTCAAGAACCTCTAACACCGCATCGATCTTCAGATCGTCTAGAATCAACATATCCTTGATAGGCATACTAAGCAACTCATGGTGTGCAGCTGCTGCCATCTTAAACGATAGGTGGGCTGCCGCTACTGCTGCAATCGTAGGCTGCATAGCCTCGATTTGCTCTGGGCTGCGTCTAGGTACTACCTTCTTAACAGCAATGTGCACACTTTCGACAATCTCCTCTTTAGTTGCGCTACAGCCTAATGCCTTGACTGCTGCCTCAACTGCATTTACTAAGTTCATCGTAACCTCCTAGTCAAAAAATGTAATTAAATACATGGCTCCGACGCCGATCAGTGTAAGTTCACCTAATGTTTGTAGTATGTTTAAAATCATGATTACCTCCTATGCGAGTTCCGACTCGCTTACTCCTAATAATACTCTTTTTAGGAGTAATAGCAACAGGAAATATTGGCACACTTCTTGCTATGTACCTAAAATAATTACAAATTATGTGTTGCAATTCTCTGTAGCTTAGGCATACTAAGAGTATAGAGCATTAACGATTACTCTGAAAAACAGGAGGCAAACATGGATTGGATAGAGAATCAACATAAAATGGAAGTGCTGGCGCAGCTGGAGAATAAGCGCACTGAGCGCCAATCGGCGTTAGTAAGCGCTCTAAATAAGCAGTATAGCAGTTATGAGACCATTGTAAAGATGATTGAAGAGGAGATTGCTGACTACTACGAGCCAACCGTTGAAGACACAGTAGTCGAGTTTCAAGAGCCTAACGAAGTAGATTTTAATGGACTGAATAAGTTCAGTTTGTGGGCTAAGCGTTTATTAGGAGCTAAATAATGAGCAAGAGAGTAGCGATATGGCGAGGCCGGATCTGGCCCCTAGTGAGTGGTGTTACCATCGATATACCGGATAGCGGTAAGTTCCATTACGAAAAGCAATATACTGTGGTGGATGACTGGGCTGCCCTATTGGATGAAGATGGTTCGATGTGGCTTAGAGTTGAGCGCAGTTCAATTGCAGGATCGAAGTGGGGTCGATATCAAAGAGTGGATGAGGTTACGCCTCTAAGGATGCACTAGCGGAGTAAATAATGATCGATCTGCAATTTATAAAGAGTCTATCGGCTCAAGTAGAGGATTTAACCCTGGCATTAGCTATGCTGACCTGTCATGGGCGAACTGGGCCAAAGGTTCAGGCCTTAGGTAAGTTGCTGTTAACTACGTTAAATGTGCGCCAAGAGGCGTTAAAATACTATATAGAGGAGAGAGATAATGGAACAAGAGAGTAAAGACATGTTATCGACTTTGATTGCCTATAGGGTTGAGGATTATGTGCGGAATGCGCCACCGGAGATGAGTCTAGAGGAGCTGCATGCTCGCATCGATTTTGAACTAGAGGATATGATAAATGATGCCAAGCTCAAGTTTTTGGCCAAATACCTGGATGAGGAAATCAAAAATGGATAGATATCGTAACTATAGATTATTTCCTGAGGCTCCTTTAGAGCCAACCTACGATGCCCAAGAGGAGTACTATTGGGGCAAAGCTGAGTCTAGCCTAGAGGCAATGGCAAAGGAGGAGCTCATTGAGCTAGCACAAGAGGAGGGAATCAACTCAACTGACAAGGGATATGCTGAGTACTATACCGATAAAAACAATGAAAACCTTGTAGTGCAGTTCAACCGGAATAAGCTCATCGAGGCGTTGTTGCCTATTATGTACAAATTGCTTGTAGAAGGTGGAGACAATGAATAGAGGAGACTCAGTAAGGGCTTTGCAGGACTTCCTGGAGCATGTTCTGATGTACAATCTAGCGGTAACAAAGAAGGAAAGCGAGGCTGTAAGGCCTAGGTGGAACCAATTAGTAATGCTCGAGGAGATGGAGCAGGTACTCAGTAAGGTAACGAGTCAAGTGGAGATGGAATTCGGTTTGATGCTCAAAGAAATTGAAGATCTCGAGCAGACCAATGCGGATTTGCGAAGGGAATTGGCCCAGTCCAAACTTGATGCTGCTCAACAGGCACTCCGACTTTTACCGGAGAAATTCTAAAGTATGTTAGTCGTACCAAGCACCCTAGGGGTTGCTCTTTGGTTAGGGGGACCTTTTTTAGGGTCTCGAATCAATATTTTATATAATAATATTATATATTTAAAAAAACATATGGCAATAAATTTACCCATAAAATGTACAAACTGTACATTCCCATCTCAAACTGAGAGAACCTGAGGAGACCCTACCCCTCTTGGTACGACTAAAGGAGATTTGAAATATGCGTTCAAGACCGAAAATATCACTCACATTGGCCCCCATTATTCATGATCGATTACTCCGAATACTAGGAGATATTGAACGGAACAGCCACCGCAAAAAGAGCATGTCCGAGCTCGTAAATGAGCTTCTAGCCGAACATCTCTGTATAGAGAAGCATGAGCTGCCTAAGTTCCGGGCGGGACGCGCTACGGGCCGCGTACGAGCTCTCAGCACTATGCCCTCGTATATCACCGCTATTTGCGCTCGGTATCATGCAGCAGATTCTGAAAAGAAATCAAAGATGCTCGCCAACGATAAAGAATCTGCGGTTCTGAGAGCATTCTATACAGATATTACTGGACAACCCCTTCTATAGAAAGTAGGATATTTAAATGGCAAAAATACTAGACATACATGGAAGACAAATTACCAAAAAAGATTTCGGCGTACGTCTCGATATGGCAGAGGCTGGAGTTACTGAAGCTCTCGTCAAACTCGATGCCCAGGCTAAGCAACTCCTAAGCCTCAATGCTATTCTTTTAGCTGCCTTTAGCCGTCTCAACATTGACCTAGCAGGCGAAGCCGAGCAGCTCATGAAGGAGTACAATGAACGCATGGAAGAACTAGCTAAAGAACAAAACGATGAAGATAAAGCACCTGTACCTGAATAGCAGCGCCCTGGCACTCTATCGCTTATGCCCTACCCGGTTCGCTGGAAGTTATATCCACGGCCTTGAGCGTAAAGGCGTTGACCCGTCTGAACGAGAAGCTCTGGACATCGGTACACTAATCCACGGAGCCATTGATGAGCACAGAGCAGGCCGTAATTGGGAACTCTACCTCGATACCAATGCACCTGAATCAATCCGCAAGAAGGCAGCACATCAGGCCAAGTCCATAACGCACCTCAGACGGCTATGCTCACAATATTTCGAGTATTGGGAAGCCAGCAAACTAGACATAGCCGCCACCGAATTGCAGCTTGAAGCACCGCTAACCGACCGAGTAACGCTAGTCGGATCAATCGACAAGCTTGCCTACCTCGATGATGGCCGTTATGCTATAGTTGACCACAAAACCTCAGGCAACATCGCCCGCAACTTACAACCCGAGATCAAACTCCGAGAACAGTTCGCTTTTTATTGGTACCTAGCCACCGCCAATGGTTATGAGATCGATACTTTCATTATCGATGCAATATCAACTGACAAAACAGTACTCGACCGCAACGGAGAGCTCTTCGAGCGTTATGAGTTAACCAAGTCTCCAGAAGAAATAGCAGCCTTCACTGCTCGCACTAAACGCATAGCCGAGAGGATGATCGAAGACATAGAATCAATGACCTTCGACTCAGTGCGCGGGGGAACCGCTTGTAGAGCGTACTTCCGTTTATGTCCTTTCGCTAATATGTGCGAAGCCCCAACTGAGGAAGCTGCTGCCTCAATCCTTGTTAATAGTTTTGAAAAAAAACCGGTAAAGAATTTCCGCCTTGAATGGGAGGACTCCGAATGAAATGGTTCTATTTAGCCAACGCAGCCAATGCGCTTGACGCTGTAACAACCTTACTGTTTGTGCACCTGGGCATAGCCGAGGGCAATCCGGTTATGGATTTCCTATTACAAATCCATCCCGTTGCTTTCTTAATATTTAAACTGGGTATAGGGGCCGTAGGCGCAGCCTATTGCGTATTCGCTTATAAAAAATATCCCTTGATCTTGGCAACGATTGCCTTTACACTGTGTTCCATGGTTAACTTATTCTGCATACTAAAAGAAACAGGATTACTATAATGAATATATTCGGCGACAAAGTAGAAGATCTTCTTAAAGGTAACAACACATTTAAAAAGTTCTCATTAATTAATCTTGGTGCATCAGGCGCAGGGAAAACCACCCGTAGCCTTACAGCGACCCAATTCGGACCCATACTCGTCCGCGATTACGATGGTAAGCTTCAAGGTTGTTTGCGGCAAATCCCTGAGTCGCTCAGCGACCAGATTGATGTATCCAAAGTAAGTCGCCTTGACTGTCGGGATTGGACCTATGAACAACTTCTTAAGCATACTATCGAGTTAAAGAAGGCGGCTGAAAAGGGCAACCTACCTTTCGCCACTATCATCGAAGATACCTTTACCAACTTCTCCGACATCATCTATAAGAGTATCTTTCCCGATGAAACCAAACTCTTCGAGCGGGACACCATGCAGAAATGGGGTAAGGTACGTCACCGTGCCGATGCTATTTTCTCCATATTACAGTCCATCCCTTGCAACATCATTATCAATTGCCACGTTCGTGAGGATGAGAACGGTTATCCTATCGGCCCCGAAGGTAAGGGCGGGTTCCGTGACATGCTTAAAGCTAAGGTAACCGACATGCACTACGTTACTCTTGAGAACGGAAAGAATATGGTTCGAGTTCGTAATTCCAATCGACCACCTGTTAATTCCAACGTCGATCCTAAATGGATTAACCCTAAAGGCTTTGCCACCGAGTTCGGTTTAAAAATTCTTGGTGACTATGCATATAAGCTTGACAAACCTATTTCAACGAAGTAGTTTACAGTTGCCTTGCCGCAGCGAGGCATAACACCAATCTAAGAGAAAAGGAAAACAATATGAATATCGAAGGAATTTTACCAGATGATCTGTTTGATGCTATCGAAGCTGCCGAGCACCGTGAAGCAGCACCCGCCGGTAGCTACCAGTTCAAAGTAAACAGCGACAAAACTAAAGTATTCGTTACTCGCGCCGGAAACCGCCAACTCGGCATTTCCATCGTACCAGTGGCAGATACTAAGGGTAACGCTGTTTCTTACGAAAGCATGTATCACAAAGTTCCATTAGAAGGAAAGTACACTAACCGTAAAGGGGAAGAGCGCTCACTTCTCGGTATCACCGCAGGGTTCTTTTCGAACCTCGGCTTAGATCGTGAAGACGTTCGTGCCCTCATCGCTTCAGCTCTTGAGGTAGACATCCCTGCCGACGCTAAAGGCGGCACTGATGTTCAACTTCTCTTAGCTAGCGGCGAATTTGCTGCTCTTAAAGATACGCCTTTCGGCGGTAAGATCGAGATCTCTACTTACGAAGGCAAAGAGTATGCCAACATCAAAGAAACTTGGCGCTTAGCTGAGGGAGTATAAGCCAAGGCCCTAGGCTAACCTTGGAAAACACCTAGACGATCGGGGAGCTCTGCGGGGCTCCCTTTTCGTTTATAGGAGGTAATATGGAACCCACTAACAAATGGAATATGCTTATAGAGCGCTTAAATAATGGCTATGTATGTACCCAGCCAAGCCCCAACGATGATGAATATATCTATTCGTTAATTATCAACGATACTGAGGAATTAATGTGGCATATAGTCGACCACTTCGATGAAGCTGAAAACTTCAAAAAATGGTTAAAAACCCTCTTGACAGAGAGGCCTGATCTGCTAGAGTAGTATTCAGGAGGTAGCAATGAGCAATAGATTATTTAACATCCTCACCCTTTTGATCTTAGTTGGCGTTGCCCTTGCTGCCTATGTTCATAATCGTTCGTTGCTACCTCCTTTACTTACTGCCTCTCAGATTGAAGAATCACGTCAATTCCTGCTTCAGTGCCATTATTTAGAAAATAATTGGCCCGCAGCCCATGACTACCTGTCAGTAACCACCGATTTTACCGTAAACGTATCTGCCTCAAACCGGCTCTGCGGGGTCTATGACCCAGAGAAGGTTGAGATCACACTATTCCGCCCGGCATGGGTTGAGCGGGGTTGTATGGGACCCTCCCCTAAGCTAGTGTTGGCCCACGAGATGCTTCATCAAGCTGGGTTACCTCCTCACACTCGCTATGCAACCCCGCAACTTTACCTTCAACTCGACCCTATTGAAATCGTTATGCGCTTCTGCACTATCGAAGCTTTGGATAACAATATTCCATTACAGTGGAGCAACTAATGACTCGAGAACAATATCTCAAATTACACGCCGAACTCTGTGATAAGATGCATGCCATTACCTCCGCAAAAAACGCTGACTATGCAGGCGGAGACGATCCTTTCCGCAACTTTCGCCTCGTAGAGGAGCTTGGAGCAGCTACTGCAGAGCAGGGTTTCATCACCCGCATGTCTGATAAACTCAGCCGGATCAGTACATTCTGCGC